AAAAACCTGCGAAGTGTTGATCTGTGCCGACGTGATCGTATTTGCAGCAATCTCAGAGGCCGTCACTGCGTTTGCCGCTATGGCGTTTGCAGTTACGGAATCCGCTGCCAGCTTGACCGCACTAATCGCCCCGCTTGCGATGGAATCAGCGACCACGGCCCCAGTTTGAATCGATGCAGTCGAAATCTGGCCCGCCGTGAGGCTCGATGCTTGAACCTGTCCGAACACCTGTGTTGCTAGGTTCACTTGATCGTCAAGGTCAGACGCGCTTATCGCTTTGGTGAAACTGGTGCCGTTGAAGCGGTAGACCTTGTTGTCGGTAGAGAGCAGGACGACTCGACCCTGAAAGTTGCCCGTCGTTGGCAGGGATGAAACTACCTCGACGGGTCGCACGGTGTCACTGAATCTGTCTGCTGCTAATGTGCCAGTCAAATCCGCTGCATTGACTAGCGAGGTGAACTCTGGAACCGCGCTGTTGTAGCGGTATATTTTGGGCGGACTGTCGCCTGTATTAAATACGAACTTTGGCCCTGTGTAGCCTGTCGGGCTGGGCAGACTCGTCACGACCGACACTGGCTCAACCCCTGACGCGAACGAGGCAGCGGTTACTGCGCCAGGGCTAACCGATGATGCAGTGAATAGGTTTGTACTCCAAGAGGAGCCTGTCCACACGAATAGCGTGTTAGTCGTAGTTAGGAACTTGATTTGCCCCACATGGTCGCCGGTAACGCCAGACAAGGTGCTGACAGGTTCGATACCAAAAGCATCACCTGCAGCAAACTGATCAAGGACTGGCTGCGCCAAGTCATCAAGTACAATCTTTTGCGTCGTCGCGTTTACGGAATTGCTGATACCAGAGAAGTTGCCAGAGCGATCCGCGCTTCTGAGCCAGTAATATCGCGTGACGTTATTACCTAAGCCAGTGACGGTGTGCTGATCCGACTTAGTTTTGACAATTAAGGTCGAGGTAGCTTGGTTGTCTACCGTGTTCTCGAATATCTCTACGAAGGCCAAATCGCTATCAGAGGGCAGGTCGTAATTCAGCTTGATCTGTTGGATGCCGCCGGTCGCACTAATGTTGCCAGGAATGCCAGGAGGGGTTTGGTCTCCCTGGAGCGTAATGTTCAGAGTGACAAATGCCGATACCTTGCCAGTAACTGTGACGGCCCTAACACGGAACTGGAACTCCTCAAGCTCTTTCATGCCGGTCACAACAGTCGAGAGACCGTAAACATTTACCGAGGAAAAGTCAGGATCAGCGCCTGAGATGGCTTCATTCACGCCACCAAAATTTAACTCAATAGTCGTAGCGTCTGCTACAGACCCATAATCAACGGTGGATGTGAAAGAGTTGGCAACCGCGCCTAAATCTATTTCACCGGCAGTTGTGCGCTTGAATTGGACTTCGTAGAACTGGACGTATGTGTTTGGTGTCGGCGCAGTCCATTTCACCTTGACCGCAGGCAGCACAGATCCATCGTTGCCCAGCGCAGTTGTCTCCGTAAGCGTTAGATTGACTGGCGGGTTTTGCGTCGGGGTGTCGTCTACGATGTCGGCATAATTTGGGTTGTTTGGGCCGACGGTCGCCTGGACGTTAGAAGTATCGTTGTCTGGGTTGCGATCTGATCTTACAAACGGGCTAACGCTGTTCTTGTTCTCCGCGTATGCGAAGGCTCTGATCCAGTAGTATCGCTGGTCACCTATAGCGAGCGGATCGACCGGGTTGCCTGCATCGTGAAAGAACTGAGTGCCTCTAGTCTCGCCAATGAGTTGTCCGTTATTCCACGACGAGTCAGCAGAAGCATAGATTGCGATGGTCTCGAACAGCTTGGGATTGCTTGGGTTCGTCCAGTTCAGCTCGATGTGCTTGAGACCAGACGTTGCCGTGAGGTTTTGAGGGTCTGGGACACCCCTAAATCCCGCTGTAACGACACCACTCGCCGAGATTGTGCTGTATTCACTCGCCGTCGGGTCTGCGTAGCTTCCAGAGTCATCTTCTGCGAGCGTTAGATTTACAACGCCATCTTCTGTATCGCTGAAAGAAAAGGCCGCGCAACGGAACACCTTGGCGCTGTAGTTCAGATCGCTGACCGTAACGCTAACGCGATCCCCAACCTGTATGCGCAGACCTCTCAGATTAGCAGGGTAGTTGATGACCTTTTGCTGATCGCTGAGTTGGATCTGCTTGTGTGCCAACCTTTGCGCCATGAAGCTGTCATTGGTAAATGATAACTGTAAGTCTCTGCGCAGTACCTCGTTGTTATCCCTGCTTACTGCGCTTGTCAGTTGTACTTCTGGAGCCTCAACGCTTTTGTGATTCTGGCTTGGGTCGATAAATACCGGCCTAATCGTGTTGAACCGGCTACCCCTCTCGACGCTGGTCTTTACGGTTATCGGGCCTGCCAAATCGTCTTCGGTCAGAGCTTCAGTCGGCGCGACATACGCACCCGCTTGGACGGTATAAACTCCGTTGGCATAAATGAGAGTGCCATTCATTGCCGACAATATCTTGTTGATATTGGCTCTGTGGCTGTCGGTAGCGTATAGAACACCATTCGCGGTGAACCGCTTTTGAGTCTGGCTGTTGGGTATTGCGACGGTAGCGTCACAAATATCCGCCGCTGTAACGATTGCTGACCAGTTGATCTTGCTCGCAGCGACACCTAGGCCGAATTTAGTATCTGTGAGGTAATTTGCAGCGCATAGAGCAGGGTTTTCGCTCCACGCTTGATATGTTGTGTTTGTCGGCGAACCTCCCGCAGAGCCGCCCGCAGCGACCTCTAATCGAGGGTCATAAATGTCGTTTTTGCCCTTTACTAGCGCCTTGATGTCCCTCGGTGTCAACCGATCCCACATCTCCTGCGATGAGTCTGTCATCTGCCACTTAGTAACGAGATAGCTGATGCCTCTCGCTCTATGAGAGCTAGTGAAAGCGGTGAAGGTTGGAGTCAGTAGGGTGCTAGATGTCTGGGTAGTTGTGCCCTTCTTGCGCTCAATTGTGCAGATGAACTCTGACGGCGCTTCGGTTGTCGGGCCAAAGTTACCCGCCGTGACTCTGCCTTGGGTATCAATTTGGGCATCGGTTATCACCTCGTTGTCGAAGTGAATATCTGTGATGTCTTCTACCTCATGCCCCGTTAAGGCAACACCATGATAGAGATCTTTGTTATCTGTACCTGCAACACCGACAAAGAACAAAGGGCCAGAGACTAGTGCCTGACCGTAAACCACTTTCTGTGGCTCTATTGTTCCCCTTACTGTTTGCTGCCTTGTGCGATCTGTGTCCGATTGAGGCATCGTCAAATCGGGCATCAGACCTTTAATTGCTAAGGGTGCGGACAGAATAGCGGTGCCTGCGATAATACTACCGACAGCGCCAAACGATGCGCCAGTCGCAATAACGCCAACGGTCTCGACTGCACCGATGATTATGCTACCTATAAGCTTGATGGCAGCTATAACTTGACCCATCTAAACGCTCCATCCAGCTAATAAGTAACGCTCTGGCACCCTAGCCATGCCGTGCGATGTCAAACAAACCACATGGTCGCCCAACTTTATACCGCAAACTTGATGGACTATCGGGAGCCTGACAACGCAAGGATCGCCGTCATCTATCACCGCGCTGGGCTTTCCAAGAATACTAGCGATTAGATCGACTAATTCACCGCGCCGCCCGATCAGCAGCTCCGCTTGAGCTTGCGAGCTATAATTAAATTCGTCAGCGTAATCCTTGCCGGTAAGCTCCCGCACGATAAACGCTACAAACTGGCAGCAGTCTGCATCACCGTATGAAAAAGGCCGCCTTTTCCACTTATTCAAAGCCGCATAAACCGGACTCATCTGCCACGCCTGCCGCTTTCGTTGCCGTCAATTATGTTCTGCGATCCCGCTGAACCAGCTACCGAATCAGAAGTTGGATCACCCCAGCGTATTTTTGCGCCCTCAATGTCTGGCATAAACTCAAACGCCAAGTCACCCGAAAACTCGCTCTGCAACTGGATGTCTGTGTATTTGATGTTCGATGCTTTATCAAATCGCGCCAGTTCCGATTCAGCGGTCAAAGTGATTACATCGCCGCCGTCTGCTCCGACGCTGATATTCATTTGATCCATGAATCCTTCAAAGACCACGGTGGGATCAGCAAGCAAGGCATCGTCTGCGTTCAGCACTCCTAGCAGAACTGTGACGGCGTGCATGTAATAATCTTCTGTGAGTGCGGCACCGGCGATGGTCGAATCTAATCCAGAGAGTGACAAAGTGATTTGATAAGGGCTGATGTCTGCGCCTTCCTCTAGTGGGCTGATCGCCCCAAGGTCGCCGACTCCGAGATAGTCATTGCCGCCAAAGGTGTAAGTCCCGATTGAGTTGTGCAGATAAACGGTTCCTGACGGGAAGGCCAATTGCACAAAGGTTACGAGACTGACGTGCTGAGTTGCGAGCGCGTTGGCAACATTTGTCGGAAACCCTCGACTCACGCCAGAACATCCTCAACGGCTTCAATCGTAAAGCTTGACGTGATGGACGGGGTTGTTTGCCACGATGCTGGGCCAGCCAGCAAAAAAACACCTGATACCGGCACCGTATAATCAACTATCGTGTCGTCTGCTGGCGTTTTGCGTATGGGTGGTGCTATCGACAGCGTGATGTTGCCTGCCCCGTCTGAATTGGCATCAGCGACGATCATATGTAGCTCGTTGTTAAACGATATGTAGTCGCCCGACCTCAAATAGTTGGCAACGCTCGCAGTCGCTCCATCACACACCAAACTGGTGCCAGACTGAGTACCTCCATTGACTCTAAGCGTTCCGCCTCCCGCACCTCGGCGCGTGTGTGAATGATCGTGGAGCGTGAACCTATGCTCTTGACCGTTTAGCTTAACCAGGAACGCTTGCATGACCTTCCGATCAGCACCCGACAGATTGTTGAACTGCAAGCTAGCCTTCCACAATGAGCCTTTGCGAGAGGAGGTTTGTATCGCATTAGTCAAAGGTGACTGAAACGTGCGGGTGTTAGCAACAAGCTCAAACGTGTTCGTCGTGGGCGTGATGCTGGGGAATGCAAATGTGGTCACGCGAACCTTCTCCTACGCATCAGATCTTGGATTGTCAGTATAGTCTGCTGGCTGGTCTGAGCCATAGCAGTTTTGATCTTCTGGTCTACATCAGCGCCAGAGCCGCGAGCATCGACGTTGTTAATAACTGTGATGCCTCCCCCCTGACCTTTCGTATGGTCGATGACTGATTCATTCGGGTGAAGTGTAGCAAGGAAGCCGCCGCGCCCATCTATGCCTCCCGATCTCGCGCCCATGCCAGTGAAGCCGCCGCCCTCGAAGCTAGCGGACTTGATTTGAGCGACTTGCGCCAAGCCGAACCCGACTGTCGCTATCGCTGCTAACTGTCCAAACGGTGGAGGGAACGCAGCCAGTGCCTTAGTCGCAGCATCGTAGGTCTGCATAGTGGCCTGAGCTATCCGAAAGGCTTTGTTTACGGCGAACATCTCTTTGCTCATTCTTGATGAGGCAGTGAGTTGCTCGTCTAAGTTGCTGAGAGTTTCTTCCTTGTTTTTCTTCTTCTCTCTACGTTCTTCGATGCTTTTGTCGATGTTGGATTGATTCAAAGCAAGCAGGACGGCGCTACCATCTTTTTCTAGCTGCTCCATCTCTTTGCGGAGATTGGCTTGCTCTCTCAGAGCCGCGGTCGCTGCTCTCGTTCTTTCTGCGGTGGTATCCTGTGACTCAGCATAGGCCGCGTTAACCGCTGCTATTCTTTCAAGGACGATGCTGGCTTCTTCGTTGACAGCGTTTTGTTCTCTTTGCGCTGCTGCGACTGCTTCAATCGCTGCTTTTAGAACTGGTTGTCTAGTGCGCCCCTGTCGTTTTCTTTCGAGGTCTTCCTCTGCTTTATCTACTTCAAGTTGTGCTTGTGCTTGTGCCGCTATCGCTTCAGCTTGCAACTCTGCATTGCGACGGATAGCCCTCGCTCGCTCTGTTGAAGTCATGGAAGCTAACGATGTTTGTACATCGTCTGCCGCTTCCTTCATTCGCTCTAGTGCATTCGTGCCACTAAAGAGAGAGGAAATTAGCGGGCCAGCGACTGCCGCTGCAACGGCGATGAATGCACCGATCACTGCACCACCGGGGCCAAAGATCGAGGCTATTTGAGAACCCTGTTGGCCGAATACTTGGGCCGCGCTGGTTCCGCCCTGTAGCTGAACCGCTACGTCTTGAATCTGGAAGCCTAGTTGCTGAGAAGCGCCTCTGAAGTTTTTGAATCGCCCTGTGACGACTTGAGCATTCTTCGCAGTGCGGTTGAGGTTTTGGTTAACCGAATCAAGGCCGCGTTTGGTTCTATCCTCTGCTGTGATTACTACTTTAGCGTCAGCCATTATCGCGCCCCAAAATGTTTAGGTAGGCTATCCACTCATTGAACTCACTGAGCGGCATCTGCTCTGCCTCACCTATCGTAATATGTAAGCGATCAGCTAA